TTATCCTTGTAAAAAATTTCCATATTATCAAAAAATTCAATATCTATTAAATTTTCAAGGAATTCCTTTTTTTCTGCATCTGTTTCAGATGTAAAATAATCTGTGCCATATTGGTCTAAATAAACTATTCTTTTGAATAAACTCTTATTAACCCCTAAAATTTCTTCTATTCTTTTATTTGCTTTGCTTGTATTAGTAAATTTTTGCTCTTTACCATCTTTTGATATTATAACTTCGTTTGAACCTTTCTTTCTCCGAATTCTAGTTATAATATAGTTTGAATTTGTTTCAGTATCTGTAAAATAAACAAATCCGGATACTACTGAAGCACCGAATCGCATAACATTTTCTATTGGATCTCCTCTTACAGTATCATTGAATAAAATCCATAATAAAGCTTCAAAAATAGAGCTTTTTCCTGCTCCATTTTTTCCTCTAATCAAAGTAATTCCGGAGTTAAAAACCAATTCTAATATTTCGTGCTTTCTAAAATTGTTAATTTTCATCTTTGTAAATCTTATCATTTTAACCCTTCTTTCATTTGAATTTTTGTTTTTTCAAAAACTTTGTCATAAATATCATAGAAATTTATATAATTTTCTATTTTCAATTTTTTTGCGACATCTTCAGGCAATAAATCAAAAATTGCTTTTTTGTGTTTCTCTTTTTTGTTTAAAACTATCATATTTTCTAATTCGTCTTTAAGCTCCATATAAAAAGATTGCATGTCTCTTTCAATTAAATCTTGTTGATTTATTCCTTCTGCATTATCTTTGATTACTAATTTTTTAACATTTTGAAATTTTGACGCTTCTTCCATATTACCTTCAAAATATACAATATATTCATTTGTATCAAAATCAGATTTATAAGAATTCAAACTAACCGCTTTTACTGTTTTTACTTCAATTCTTTTTATTTCTTCTGTATCAGTATTAAATTCAAAAATATAAGTATCTCTATTTATTTCTTTGACAGATGTTGGATATAAAGAACCTGCAAATATAATATTTTTATATTCTGCATTAACGTGAATATGCCCATTAAAAACTTTTTTTGCAGCAGCAAAAGTATCAACAGGAATAAAATCAAAAGGTAATTTTTCATTTTTTTGATATGGAATAGCTAAATGAGAAAAAACATAAGAATCTTTAATAATTTCAATATTGAATTCTTTTGCTGGTATATAAGGAATAAATTGAAATTTTATTGCTCCTAAGGATAAAACACTAGGTATTAAGATTGCTTTTACATAGGGTTCTAACAAAGTAATCAAAGAAAATTTATTACTTATTAAATCGTGGTTTCCATTGACTATTAGGATTGAATTGTTTTCACTTAGCTTTCTAAATAATTCTCTTACTTGATGTAAAAAATATAAAGAGACAGAAGATGAATGAAATATATCTCCTAAAAAAATCAAAAAACCCTTCTTTTTTAGAAATCTTTCTGAAAATAGTGAATCATAAATATCAAAATTTGAAGAAGTCATATGCAAATCTCCAATAATATTAATAATCATCTTATTTTACCTCCAAATTATTAATTTTCATTAATTTGTTTCTCATATATTTTATTATCTCTTGTTTTAAATAATCATATTCTTTATCTTTTAGTTTTAAAATACCTTCTTGTCCTTGATACTTAACTGTCTTATCTTCAAATGAAAAAGAAAACCAAGCTCCTTTTTGTGCTATTATTTCACTTTCTACTCCCACTTGATGTACTGTATACCAATTTCCTATTTTTCCATTATAATATTGTATATATTCATAAGTTATATTTGGAGGAGCAATTTTATTTTTTTCTGTAAAAGCTTGAATTGTATGTCCCATAACTAAATTATCTACAACAATTTTTTTCTTTGGTTTTAATTCAATAATAGCATCACAAGCAAATTTCAAAGCTTCTCCTCCAGTAACTGTAAATTCTTTAGCCCCATATGACATGAATGAAGGTTTATTGATATTAGTTAAGTTCCGTCTATATTGATTTATAATTAAAACTAAAATTGGTGTGTTTTCTAACATCAATTGTAAGGTTTTTAATATAGAAGTTAAAGCTCTTGCATTTACACCAATAGGAGCAGAATTTCCTTTTATAATTGCTTCCATTTCTTTTTTTGAAGGAGTTAAAGCTATTGAATCAAAAACTATAAGAACAGGTTTTTTAAGTTTGTTTTTTTTATACCATTCTATGGCAGCATAAATATTCATAAAAATATCTTCTAAAGTATTGCCAGAAATTCTAATAAGCGTTTTTTTATCAATTTCAATTCCTATTTGTTTTATTCTTGAAATATCCCAACGTTCTGTATCAGCCAAAAAAATATAACCACCTATTTCTTGTGTCTTTTTTGCTATTTGCATAGCGAGAGTTGTTTTTCCACAACCTTCTTTTCCATAAATTTCAATAATTCTACCTGTGGGAAGACCCCCCAATCCAAACAAACCCCAATCAATTGCAATACTTCCTGTAGGTATTATATTACTGTATTTAGCATCTTTTATTTCAACAAAAATATCATTTTCTTTCATTTTTATTCCTCCTTCATTCAAAAATCCCCCCTCAACATTTTGTTGAGGGGAGTAGGGGGGGAAATTAGTAATTATCTACATCCAAGATTTGATCCATCAAAGACTCAATATCTGAATCCTCAATAACTGGAATTTCTTCTGTTTTTTCCTTCTTTGTTTCTTGAATTGTCATTTGCCTTGGTGTTTTGGTTTCAACAACGGATTTTGTTTGTGGTTTCTTTTCCGTAAGAATTCTCTTAAAAAGAACCACTTTTTCAATATCTTGAGCTGTAGCTTCTTCAAATAAAGCTTCAACAGAAAAAGAGGATTCTTCAATTCCTTCTATTAATCCTGAAATTTTTGTTAAATCCAAAACTCTGTCTTGTAATTCAAATAGATATTTTGGAAAACCATTTTCATCATAATACTTTGTAATTTTTAAAATTTTTCCTTTTTCATAATCTAACAAATCTTCATCATTCAAAATCATATCAGCAATAGGTTTCCCATAAGGAGCACTCAAAGGAAAAGCCTTTACTATATATTTTCCTTCTTTAATATCTCTAATATCAACTACTGAAAAAACTATACGATGTTTTGGTGCTAATTTCTTTGCTTCAGGAATTTTATCAGCGACTTTTTCTAAAAAGTTACAAAAATCACAATTTTCTGTTTCAGGATTTTGTCCTAACAAAAAAGCGGTTGCTTTAGGACATCTGAAATACCTAAAAATTGTTCTATCTCCTATATCTATTTCTACATTATGTGTTGCAACTAACCCATAAGGAAATTCCTTTTGATAAGGCACTAGTCTAACATAAGCTATTGGATTCTCTTTACTCAAAATTAATCTTTCTACGTTTGGAATGTCATTACTATATCCATTATCAAATACACCATATGACTGTTCAATATACTCTTTGTATTTAGCCATTCAAAAAACCTCCATTCGTTTTAAGCAATCCTTGTAAAAGGACTCCTTTTTGTCTTAATGCCTCTGTTAAAACTTTCAGCTTATTCATTTCTAATTCAGCATTATTTTCCGCTTCTTTTAATTTTTTGACTTCAGGATTAATTTGTACTTGACATTCTAGGTCTCTTATTGTTGCTTTTTCTCCTGATACCATGTATTGCTTTTTTAAAGTCCAAAAAACTTCTGCTTCTTTTTGTTTTCTCATTTCATAAATTTTATTGTACTTGTGTGCTGCCTTACTGTACTGCAATCCGGCTTGAAATAAAGATGTACTATTTGTTTTAGCTTCTTCTTCAATATCGTTTACACGTAAAACGTCAAGCATTTCCTTCTCGTTTTCAAAAAAAACGTAATCTTCCATAACCTCACCTCCTGTATATATACTACATCATTTTATAAGTTGTTATATTACGATAGTATTAAAAAAAAGAAACAATATTTATACGTTTCTAAATGCTCTATATTGAATTTTTTTATGCCCAAGGGTAATTTATCATAAAAAAATAAAACTTTTAACAGCGAACGCCCTGGGGGGCAAATTTGCCAAATTAGAAAGAAGCATAAGATACATTTTTAAATTCCTGTTTATATGTTTTAATTCTCTTTCGTGCCTGGTAATATAATATGTTTTCTCCTTTGTCTTCAAAATCAAAAATAAGAGCTTTATTTTTTCCTATTCTTTTTCTTAGTACTCGTCCTACTCGTTGTACTGTTTTAACAGAACTTTTTCCAGACCCTAGAACGATTATTGCATCCATACTATGTAAATTAATACCTTCATTGAGAATTGTTGTGGATACTAAAACAGGAATTTCACCGGCTTCAAAAGCAGCTAAAGCTTCTTTCCTTTTTTCAATTGGAGTTTCACCATGTATATATACATAATTAATGTTTAAATCCTTTAGTTTTTTTGATATTATTTCTCCATGTTTTAACCTTTCTAATGTAATTAGAACTTGTAAATTTCTTTCAACCAAAGATTTTGTAAGTAAAACAGCTATATTATTTCTTTTTTCATTCATAACTATTTGTTTTTCATATAATTCCATATAATTTTCTGTTTCTATTTTTTCTATTTTATTCCTTATAATAAAAATCGAAGGGGGAGTAGAAACCCCTAGATTAATCATTTCTTGTTGTGTCATTTTCACTAAAATATTTCCAAAAACAGCTTGAGTGTAAAAAACATCTACTTTATTTCTGTGTTTTGGTGTTCCTGATAATCCATATCTGTAATACATTTTAGCTCTTCCCATAAATTTTGAATATGAATTATGAGCCACCTTATGACATTCATCAAATATTACAATATCAAAAGAATTATTTATTTTACTCATTTTTTCTGCATCTTTATAGTTCTTTGATAATGTTTGTATCATACCTATTGTAATATTTTTAATATCAAACTTACCTAAACCAATAACTCCAGGCTCAAAGTTAAATAAAGAAACCATTTTCTTTCCAGTTTGAATTAACAAATCTTTTGTATGTGTTATCCAAAGAGTACGTAATTTTAATGAAGAAATTAATTTTAATGCTATATAAGTTTTTCCTGCATTTACAGGAAGCCATATGATACCACTTTCTTTTTTTAATATTTCTTTTAAAGCTTTCTTTTGATATGGTCGTAATTCAATAGAATCTGTTAATTCTATTTTTTTAGTTGGAATCTTTCGTTTATCAATTATTTCATATTTAATGTTCGTGTTTTTACATAATTTTATAATATAATCATAAAAACCGGGAAAAGTTGTATGTGTTCTTAAATTATATAATCTATGAAAACCATCCCATTTTTTTAGTTGATAACTTTTCATAAATTTTGCATTAGGATTTTTAACTGACAATTTATCATATAACAAAAGTTCAAATGATGAATTTCCTTCTAAACGTATAACATTTTCATACCTATATATTTTTAATATCCCCACAATTTTTTAATTCCTCCTCATAAATATTTTTTATCATACGTTTTACTCTTCTAATCCAGCTATAAACTGTAGATATAGACACTTTATATTCCATAGCTATTTGTTTTATGTCTTTTTTGTTTGTCCATATCTCATATACAACAGTAAAATATTTATCTTCTATTTTAATTTCATCTTTTTGTTGTTCTTTTTCTGAATATTGTTCTATATCATGCTCTTCCATCAATACTTCAGAAGGAAATAACTTTTTTAAAACATTTGGGATTAAAATATAAAGCATCACAAAAAATAATTCAGGGTTTAAAATGTAATTTACATTATTAAATCTTGGTTGTTTTGTTTGAAAATAAAGTTCTGATACTAAATCTTCAAAATCATATTTACTAAGATAAATTTTGTGTTTTTTTAACCAACTTTTACAAACTGCCGGAATAAATTCAAAATATAAAGTTACGTCATAGTTGTCATACATATAAATCACCTTACTTTATTTTATTTGGTAAAGAAATTATCTAAGTGATTCATAGGAACATAAAAATTTCTTATATCACTTTTGTATCTTCTGTAATAGAAAATAATATCTGTTTTATCTTTATATCTTCGTAATTCTAGTACCAAACCTCCAATCGCAGGGGGATGTTTAAATCGTTCTAAATATTTTGTTATACCTTGAAAACTGCCAGGCATAACACCAATTCCTCCACGGAAATCTAAATCAACATCTATTTGATGATAATGTCCAAGTACAAACAAATCAAAACCTGAAACAAAATCAAAAGAATTTTGCATATAATCTTGTAACCTATATCCCTTAACTTTTGTTAATCCTAATCGTCCATGTTGCATAATAATTCTAAAAGGACGATGATTTTCAGATTTTATATCTATAATTGCCTTTTGTGTTGGTAAGTATATTAAATCTTTTCGTTCTCTTGCTATTGCTTTTAATATATCTGCACCTATACGTTGTAAGTCAGACAAATCGTGATTTCCCATTATTAATATTTGTTTCATGTCAGAATAATAAGGAAGTTGAGCAACTGCATAATTTACTCTATCATCAAAAGCAATATATTTTATTTCATAAAGTTGCCCTCTATAAACATATCCATTACCGTCTGTAATATCTCCAGCAATAAACATGTATTTTACTCCCATTTCGTGTGCAAAAGCATAAAAATCTTTTAATTCTTCCAGTTTTTCTTTTTTAGATCCCATATGATAATCAGCACTAATACCAATTCTAATCACATCTTCTGGAGTATCTATTTCATGAAATAAGGGTTGTCGTATTTTATGAAGGGAAAAAGAAGGATCTATTTCAGTTACTACTTTCTGATATCCATTTATAGCCATATCAACATCATCAAAAAGTTCCTCAAAATCTTCTTCTTTATTTATAAGTCTATAATATCTATTTTTAACGGATTTTGGGGTTCTTTTAAAACCAAATTCAGATAATCGTTCTGAAATAGTTGCATAACTTAAACCTTTTTTTCTTAATCTTAAAATTAAAGAATCTTCATCTGTACTATATGGAAGCATTTACACCCCCTCCTTATTTTGAGACTTAAACTTAAATAAATTTTTAACTATTGTCTTAAAATTTTGGAGCTTAAACAAATACAAAGCATAAAGAATACTATTAAAAATTATTAAAAATGTAAAAACAAATGGAATTAATTTAGCAAATTCTACTGCAGTTATAAATTCAAAGCTCTTCATTATCAATAAAACAAAAACCGGTAACAAAAACACTTGAGGGAAAAATATTATCCCTGCAAAAATACAAATATATGAAAATATAAACATAAAAATTCCTCCTTATTCTTTTGTTTCTTTCATTGCTTTAAATATTCCTATTGAGTAATATGGGGAAAAAACAGGTAAATATTTTTTGTTTCTGTAATTAAGAAAAACAGCATTGTCCAAATCTATGTTCTTTTCTTTTGCTATTTCTCTTATTTTGTCATAAATAAAATACCATGCACCACTCATAGCATGAGGAATAACAAAAGTTTTGTTATAGGGAGTTGTTCTGGCAAACTTTAATAGTGCTTTAAAGTCTATTGGATGAGAATTAAAATTATAAATTTTTATATCTTCGTCATTAACCTTAATAATCAAAGGATTATCTAAACTTTCTTCTGCCTCCTTAAAAATATTTTTCCACAAAGTACTTTCATTAAACATCCATTTACTCATAAAAACCACTCTCCTTTTAAGTATGTTTATTTTTCTAGCCCATCTAATAGACTGTCTAAATTCTCTTCAGGTTCAGCTGTAATATCAAAATCAACAGGGGTTTCTTCAAATTGACTTTCCACAGCTTCATAAGCTTCCAATCCTCTACCTAAAATTTTGAGCAATTCTTTTAATGCAAAAGTTTCTGCAGAATGTAATGCTTTATTGAGATTTGTATATTCATTCAATTCACAAGCTCCTACTACATCAATAAATCTATTTTCAAGACCATGAGGAGTTTCTACTTGAAAATGAAATCTAAAAGAACGAACAACTGCTGTCTTTTTTACTGTTCTATTAATTCTGCTAATGTTTATTTCATATTCTACTAAATCATAACCTTTTGATTCTATTGATATATTAATTCCAAAAAAATCTGAAAGAAAACGATGCACTACAGGTTGTGGAACATAAGGAACATTTATAGTTTTAGTTTTAGTAATTTTTTTAAATGTTCTTATGTCTGCAGAATTAATATCTTTACTTGGTGCTGAAACATGCACTATTCCATATTGTTTTGTTTCACTCATAAAATCACTCCTTTACTAAATTTGTACTTATTATAGGTAAAATTTCACTCATATAATCATATACAAAAGGACTTTTTCTAATTTGATATCCAAAACCTAAATTTGAATCCAAAAGAAACTTAATTTTCCTAAAGGCTTCATAAATAGTGTATTGTGATTCATTAGCTATTTCTTTTGCATATTTAATTTTTAATGTTTTAAATTTTCTTAACTGTAAAAAAGATGTATATGTATCCTTAAATAAACTTTTATAATATTTAAGTATTATTTCTTGATTAGCTATATCTGAATAAATATGATTCAACTTCTTAATTACTTTGCTTACTTCTTGTGCTTTATTTTGAATTTTAACTATATCTGTAAAAAGAAGCTCCCATAAATAATCAATTTTCAAATAAAAGATTTTTTTTGTAGGAGATTTACGAATAGTATCAGATAAAGCTCCATATTTTATTCTTTTAATATGATGACTTAATTCTATTTTATTTATAAAAATTTTTCCATTAATTTTTACATAGTACGGAATTTTTAATTCTCTATATAAATCACCATATGTATTAAAGTTATAAATTTCTTTTAATTTTTTAGTTATAAGAGAAGGATTCTTAAAATAACTTTCAGGTGAAGAATATACCCATCTATATTTATTAATAGTTAGAAGTTTTGCTTTGTGCAATAATTTTACTGGAATTTGGTATAAACCAACAAAATCTAAAGGAACATAAAAATAAAAATTTCTGAAAAAAATAGTTTGTGGTTTGTTATTTATAATTACAGGAATATCTGGTTTATAAAACATTATTATTTTAGGCACAAGAATTGATGAATGAACAAGTGATGAAACAAAATAAGGATAAATAAACAAACTAATTTTCTCTTTTGTATAACCAAAGAGTTTTTTATAAAATAAATTTAAAAATTTGAGAAAATCCTTTTTATCTACACCATAAACAATGGCTGCATAATTACTTTGCTCATCTAGTAATTTGTAAATATGTTTAATTTGACCATAATTTATCAATTTTCCTTCTGCTGGGAATTTTGAAGTAATTAAATGCAAGTTAGAAAGAAACAATAATAATCGTTCTTGTATTTTGTTTAACTCAGAAGATGAACCTAATAATAAAATATTTTTTACTTCTTCAGGTTGCCTTTTCAATAGTTCTTTTAAAAAAGATTGTTTCATGTATAAACCTCCTTTATTATTTGACTCTTGATATAGAATATTTGTTTAATTTCTTTATTTTCCTTATCAATACAAGTATACATGAAAAAGAGCATGATATATTAAGGAAAAGTAACAATTTCTTTATTATTATATTATAATTAGAATGGCTAAAACTTGCTTATAAAAAGGATTACAAAAATTAGATTTTTGAGTTGTTCCCTAAAAACAGTTTTTTTATTAAGCTAAATTTTCGTCCACATTACATTGAATTTAATATTGACATTAATTCTCAATAAGAAAAATTTTTAATTTGGAGTTTTTTTGTCAGAATTACTTAATTCAGTCGAATGACTGAAAAATAGAAAAACGGAAAAGGGCTATATAAAAGAAGTTTAAAACATTGAAATTTTTCAAAAATGGTTTTAAATCTCTATTGAAAGCAATCTATAAGCCAATTTCCTTAATTTGTTATGTATCTGGGGAACGACCTTGTTAACAATTGCTGTGTTTAGGATAAAAAGGGAATCACAAAGATTTGAAATTTAGCAAAAAATTAGAAAGTAAGGAAAGCTTACCAAAAACATGTTTTTTGGCTTAGTTTATAAATGTTGCAAATTAGCTTCAGTAGAGAAAAACAAATTGTTACTATGTTTATGGGGAACGAGTTATGTAAATGGCTCTGGAACAAAAAAAGTGAATACGACTTTGTGAAATTTTCTTTGAGAAAAAAATAACAATGTGAATTAACTCTTTTGCATAAAATTATTAATATTTATGTAAAATTCATATGAGATAGAATAGTAGCAGGATATGACCATAATTCTTTCTTTATTAGGTTGTATTTTGTTAATAATATAATACACAAAATAAAACTTAATGTAAATATGGGGGTTTGAGGGTCGTTTACATAATATTAACACAAAATGCTGAAACTCTTTCTACTAAAGCCTTTTAGGCATTTGGGTTTTAAATCTATATCAAAGCAGCTTTTGATGAGACATTTAGGCATCTACTATGTTTTTAGGGAACGAGAGCATTCAAAGAGGCTAAAAAAGCCAACTTTTTATTTTTGTTCATATTGGAGCAATAAAATAGTAATAAAAAAAAGAGTATTTTTTTGCTTTTAGAGTAAAAAACATAAAATTAATACAAAAAGAGAATGCTGAATGTTATCACAATGTTAGCAAATATTACAGCTTCATTACAAGAGGAGAATAAACATCGCAAATCTGCATTTTTTTGTAAAAGAATAAAATTAAGCAAATGTAACATTTCCTTCTTTTGAAACCTTTTGTGTTTCTAATATATTACTATTTAATATGATTCTACGGTTATAAAATTTATAAATCTGTGAATCTATTAGCTAATTACAGGTCGATTTTACATTTGTAATATTTAAATTTTAGTATTATATATTTATATATAAGTACTAAAGTACATAAGATCTACTGGAAAACAGGTGGATTTTAGCAAATTCTTTTATAGAAAGAATTATAAACGATTTAAAACTTTATAGAAAAAGAATGTAAATAGTTAATTTTTTTTATTTTCAAACTTGAGTTCCCTTATATTAGCTGCTTTCAAATGAAAAAACAGTAAATTGTTCCCTAAAAACAGTCAAAATTTACAGAAACCTTATTATAAGTAAGTTTTACACAATTTATAAAATTTTGTATATTAAAAAAGTAATACATTTAATAATATTGTTACAATAAATTTACATTTTCTTCACTAAAAAAAGGTATTTTTTGACCCGTATATATATGAGAGGGAAAAAAAGGAGGTTTTCGTATGACAAGTACTTTATCTTTAATGAATTATTATAAAATTGCTTTATTACGTGCCCTTGATATTCCTAAATCTAAAATAATAGAACAGGTTGGTATAACAGAAAAGGTTTATGATATTTTATTAATGGATGAAAATTTTAATAAAGCAGTATCTGTTTTTAAGGAAGAATTAAATTCAGATTTATATAATGCTTTATATAAAGATAAAAGTTCTTTAGATTTTGTTATAAAAAAGAAAATGGTTAATTTGATTTTAATTGCAGAAAAAGAAGCAGATTTTTTACGTTCTTATATTATGGAACATACTAATGATTTTAATGCTAAGGAATTATCTATGTTGATTTCTACATTAACTAAGATAACTAATTTACTTAGAAATTTATTACGTGATTTGTCAACTGTAACTAACGAAAAAGGCAAACAAAAAAAGGAGGAAATATCTAATATTGTTCGTAATTTGAAGGAGTCGGAGTCAAATGAAAAATAATACTTTTACGTCTAATCTTTATTTAGGAGTTGCTTTTTTATATGTAGGAAAACCAAATAGTCTTTTGTACAAATTCAAAAAAACCATGAGTGATATTTTTCCTATAACAGTTGAATTTCCTTTTTTGAAAGCAAAAATTACAGATGACAAATTAATTCTTGGCAATAATACATTTATAATTCTTAAACGAAATAATTTGATTGAGTATGAAGATAAATATTGTATTTTAGTGCCCTCGATGTTGATTGATAGTGATATAAATTTTTTGCTTATAGGTACAGATAAAGATAATATTTTTGGTTTTATAATGTTTTTTGATGATTCTACATATACTAGAGTACTTGAATTTATGTCTAATAGGGGGGAATCGGATGGCTGAAATTTCAATTGCACGCAAAGACCCAATACCTATTCCAGACTCCCCAGAAGAATACAAAAAAGCTGTAAAAAAGGCATATTCTGATATTAAGTTTTTTACTGAAAAAATAATGGGGTATACATTTCCTAAACATTATTCTATTTGGTATAGTTTAATGAAAAAACACAATAGATTGGTTGTATTAGCACATCGTAGTAGTGGAAAAACAGTCTTTTTTAGTTACATATATCCTTTATGGGTTATTTTTCGTGGAGATTGTAATGAAATTTTGATTATAGCATCAATAGCACAGGAATCTAGTCGAATTTTAGAAAGACTTCGTACTGAAATAGAAACTAATCCGTGGTTAAAACATCTTGAGAATAAAAGAGGTACTTGGACAACTAGACGTTTTGTTACTAAACCCGATAAGGTTAATAGTAGAGGTATTGAAGTAAGTTCAATGGGTTTAAAGTCAGCAAAACGTGGTAGACATCCTCAATTGATTATTATAGATGATTTGTTACAGGAACAAAATAATATGCCTATGAACGATGTTCGTTATAAATTTAATTATGTTATTTTAAATATGTTGTCTGATGATAATGCAAAATTATATATGGTAGGAACACCAATATCTTTTGATGATATATATACAGATTTGAAAGATAATCCTAAATTTAAAGTGGCAGAATTTCCTGCTTTGGATGAAAATGGAAATCCCTTATGGAAAGAATTTTGGACGTTAGAAAAATTAGATGCTAAAAGAGAAGAAATTACACCAACTGTTTTTGCAAAAGAATATTTATTGAAACCTGTTTCTCCTGATACAGCAGTTATAAAAGCCGAATATATTCAAGAGGCTGCAAGGAAATTAGCCGTTTTAGGAACAAAGCCTAAAAATCCATTATATACTGTTATAGGGGTTGATTTTGCTTTTAGTGAGGCTAAGAGAGCAGATTTTACAGTAATAACAGTTGTTTCTAAAGTAAGAAGTACATATAAAGTTGTAGATGTTTGGAGAAAAAAAGGCACATCTATGTCTGAAATTCAAGAGGTTTTAGCTTCTTTTTGGGAACGTTATGATGCAGATGTTATTATAGCTGAAGACACAGGACAGCAAAAGGGAGTTGTTAAAATGCTTCAAGATGCAGGTTTTTATGTTTTACCAATAAAAGTTACAAGATATACTAAAAATGATATTATAGGACGTTTAATTTTTGAATTTGAAAAAAAAAGAATAGCTATTCCAGCAAATAAAGGTTCTAAAAAAACTCTTGAATATTATAGGGTATTAAGTGAAGAATTAACAGGGTTAATTAATGTAGAGAATAGATATAAATCGGTTGCAAGACACGATGATACAGTTATGAGTTTGGCTTTTTGTATATATTACATGGTACAAAATGAAGCTTCTTTAGGTGCTTTACATAATAAAATGGAAACGGTGGATAAAAAGTATTTGGATGAAATGGTTTCTAATTATGAGGACAATGAAGAACTTGCTAATGAAGAAAAAAGTTATTGGGACGCTTTATGGAATGATGAGTTAAGTGCTATTGACAGAGATATTATTTCTAGTGATGAATGGTAAAAGAATAGGGGGGTTTTTATGGATACTGTAGCATACACTAAATTGTTTGGAAAAGATTTAAATAAGATTAGAAGAAATAAGAAAGCAGAATCAAAATCTTTCAATAAAGATCTTGCTTTAATTAATTGGTATAAGCGTATAAATATATTGAAATTTAATAAGAAATATTTACGTGATCCAAGGTTACAAAAAGCAGCATTTTTGTTAACAGCTTTAATTTTAGGAAGTAAGTATAATATTATTGTAAAATCAAAAGAAAAAATTTCCCCTAAAGAGGGAGCAAAGTTTTTTAGAGATGTTTTTGAAAAGAAAAATATTTCTAGAATGCTTGAATCCCTTCCTAATTCTTTAACTTCCGTTTCAATTATAGAAAAGTTAAAAAAGCTTGTTAAAAGTGAAGAAGAAAAGTTACTTTTAGATGAAATTGCTAGTAATGTTACTAATGTATATCAAATTGAAGAAATGATAAATGAATTTTTGAAAAGAGTAGAAATAACTTCTGTTCTTTTTTATGGTTTGAAGGAAGCTATTTTACTCGGAGATAGTTTTTTTGAAATTGTATATGATTCTACTGGGATACTTACTATTGACAAATTAGATTTTACTCGTGTTTTACCTAAATATTCAAAAACAGGAGTTATTTTATCGTGGTATTATTCTTCTTTAGTAGATGAAAAGGCAATTGTTTTTTATCCCTATCAGATTTTGAGATTTAGTTTTAATGTAAATGGGGATATTGGAGAGGGTTTGTTTTTTAATACTAAGGATATAAATAGATTAGCACATAAAATGGAAAGACTTATGGCTATATCAAGGGAAACAAGGTCAATTCAAATTAGGTTACATAAACCTAATTATGCTGAATTACCAGAAAATTATCGTAGGTTATTGACTGAAGAAGAAGTTGAAAATTACAAAGTAAAATTTGTAAATTCATTAAGAAAAGCAATGAATGTAGATATAATTTCTAATGGTCTTTTTACAGTAGATACAGTAAAATCTGATGGTGCAACTTTTAATGAAATAAAAGATGTAGATTTTATTAATCAATTATTTGAAATAGGATTACTTATACCAACTGGGATAATAGATAGCGGAAGTAAGGTAGATAGAGCAACTATGGATTTGCAGATAAAGTTTCTTAAAGGTTTAGTTTCTTTGCTTGAATGTGAAGCAAAGAGAGCTTTGGAACAATTAATAAAGACTGAATTATATTTAAAAAATATTGATTTAGATAAATATGAGATATTTATTTCTTTTGATAAGTCAGCTTTGCTTGACCAATTAGATGCTTCTAAGATTGTTACTAGAATTAAAAATAAATATAATGATTTTCCAGAGCCTATTTTGGCTTCTATTATGGGGTATAGTTGGGATGAATTTAAAGATGCTAGAATTAAAGAATCAGATTTTTATTCAAATTTTGCTAATAGAAAAAAGAAAGAAGAATCTATTGATGATTTATTGGATGATGGATTAGAAAAAGATGATAAAGAATAATGGAGGTGTTGTGTATGAATAAGGAAGAAAAAGTTCGTGAAGAAGTTAAACAGGAAGTTGAAGGAGAGGTTTTAAAAGCACCAGAACCAGAAGAAGCTCCTGAGCCAGAATTTGCTTTTGAACTTGTTGTGAGAAAAAATCTTAATGGTGAACTTAACTTTTTTATAACTAATGGAACTCAGAAAGAGGTTTCTTTTTATGAAATTATTGCAGTACTCGAAAATGCAAAGTTAGAGCTTTTCGGAAGAGGAGTATCAAATTCTGTTTTAAGTATGTTACTCCCATCTTCAGGGGATAAGAAGGAAGATAAAAAAACTTCTTCTGTTCCAAAGTCAAAAAGCAAGAAATTTAAACCTAAGAAATAGTTTAATATATAAAGAAGGGGGGGATTTATGTGAACGTAGAAAAAGAAGAGTTTATTAAATATTTAATAAATGGTGTCAATGAGAAGTTTAATAATGGTGATTTTTTAATAGAAAAGAAAGTTAAAGATGATAAAAAGCATATTTATATTACAGCTGCTTTTGTTAAAGAGAATTCTAAAAGTTTGAATGATAGATTTTATACTTCTGAATTTGTTGATGATGCAGTTAAACAAATAAATAAGGCAGAACCAAAGTTAACTATGTGGTCTAGTCATTATCCTGCTGATTATACTTTAAATATTGTAGCTGTAATTGAAGAAGCATGGAAAAAGGATGGAATTGGATATATAAAGGTTAGATTATTGGATACAACGGCATCAAAAGATTTACTTTCTCTTATTTCTGAGAAAGTTATAAATTCTGTCAGTATGAGATTTTATCCCGTTGATTATGAGGTGGATGAAGAGACAGGAATGCTTATTATAAATAGAGGAGAATTGTTAGGAATAGATTTTGTTGATATTCCTGGTGTGCCAGAAGCAGTTATTAAAAAGATTAATCAAGAAGGTTTGAATTTAGAAGAAAAAATTATTGAAAATTTGTGGGAATTTTTAGATAAAGACAAAAATAGTACAAGGGGGGTTCTTAATATGGTTATGCAAACTAATGGGAAAGATCCTTATGCGGAAGACATTGATAAGAAGAAAGAGAAAGAAATAGAGGAAACAAAGGAAAAAGAAAACAAAGAAGAGAAAACTAAGGAAGAGGAAAATAAAAATGAAGAGAAAAATGATGAAATAAACAAAGAAGAAGAAAATAATAAAGAAGAAACTAATAATGAAGAAATTAATGACAAGGAAAATATTGAAGAAAATAAGGAAGAAGATGAAAATGAAGTAGAGGAAGAAGCAGAATTGTTAAAAGACATAGTAATTGATATAGCAAAAAATAAAGTTAAAGAATTAGAAGAAGAAATAAAGAAAACAAAAGAAGAAATAAAGAAAACAAAAGAAGAATTAGATAAAAAGAATAAAGAATTTGAAGAAATGAAAGACAATATAAATTCCTTTATAGCTAAATTTAGTGAACAGAGAAAAGAAATGATAGTTAAGAAATATGCTAAATATTGTGAAAGCAAAGCATTAAAGGAATTTATAGAAAATGCAGTTAATTCTATTTCTGTTGAATTTGATTCTTCAATTGAAGATGCCATATCAAATTTTGAAACTAAATTGAAAGAAAAAGAAAAATATATTGAAGATTTTATTAATGATATTGGTAAATTATTTAAAACAAAAGAAGAGAATGATGAGGAAGAGAAAGAAGATTTAAACAAAGGTAAATTATCTAAGAGTGAAGATGTTGAAGAAGCTCCAACTAAAATTATTATGGATAATAAGTTGGAAGAAGAAATCAAGAGAAGTATAGAAGAATATAACAATTTATAAGGGGGGAATACATATGAAAATAATGTATGAGAAACTTGAACCAGGAGTAAAGAAATTTATAAAGGCAGAATTAAAGAACCTTCTTACTATAGAGGGTAAAGAACTTGAAGATGAAACTCTTCTTGAAGCAGAACAGTTGGGTCTTACAGGTGATACTTCATCTATAAAACCTGAATATCTTTCTAAAAAAATAATTCCGGTAGTTTTTGCACAGTCTATTTGTTCACAATTTTTTCAATTGGTTAATATGCCCGCTTCAACATATGCTGTTCCTAGATTAAGTTATACGAGAGAATCAACAACAGCAGAAGTGGCTGAAAATGGACAGATTAAAACGGCTAAAATATCCACAAGCAATATTACAATGACTGCTGTAAAATATGCAATTAGAAGTATTTTAACAAAGGAAGCTCTTGAAGACGCTGAAAAAGTAGGTTTTGATATCCTTAGACGAGTTATGGAATATGATGTAAAATCTATAATTAATGAATTGGATCAGAAAGTAGTTGCTTTGATGAAATTAGGGGCTGCTGCTGGAGATGTCTGGTGGGATGTTAATATACCTGCAAGTTGGTCGGATTCACATCCAGCTCTTGAGTATGACCAGACTTTATATGACAGTCTTGTAGAAGCAGTTAAAGCGGTTGCTGTAAATAAATTTGCTGCAAACTTTATGCTTATAAATCCTAGCGATATTGTTAGGGTAGTAAAACTTAAATTCTTTAGACCGGCTGAACCTGATACCAGTCTTCAGGGTGAACTTGGTACTATATTGAATCTTGGTGTTTTTAGTTCCTTAAATTCTGAATCAGGTATGTTCTTTATTGGTGAGAAGAAGACTATTGGTATGTATGGTTCTTATATTCCAATGCAATACAACGCTGGTGGTTATAATGCAGAATATGACAAACAGGATTGGAATGTTAGGACTCGTGCTGCAATGATGATAACTCAGGGGGAAGCTTTGGCTAGAGTTGTTCTTTATGATAATTATACAAATGAAGATGTTACTATAACAGGTGGAGCAGGACAAGCAGCACATGCACCTATTAATTCAGCAAAAACACTTACTGCTAAAGATGGTGATGGTTCTACTGCTCTTACAATTATAACATATGATAGTAGAACAGAAGCAAAACCAACCAGTTCTGATGCTAATACGATAATTTTAGATTTGGAAACAGGAGCAATTACTACTTCATCGAGTTATACTCCAACAGGAGGAAAAATTACTCTTACTGCTTATTCTGCTAGGGTGTAGCTTTAATGGGGGGATTTTCTCCCCCCCATTTGTTCTTTTCGATTTAAGGAGGTGTTTGTATGCCTAGACCAAAAGGTTCAAAAAATAAATCAGGTAGTAAGTCAAAAAAAACTACAACTAAAAAGAATACGAAGTCTGTAAAAAAAGTTAATAAAGCAAAGAATGATAAAGTTGATGAAACAGAAAAAGTTAAAGTTACAGATAATATAGTTACAGATAATATAGTTACAGAGACATTGGATGAAGAAATAAAAGAAGAAATAAAAGAGGAGTTAAAAGAAGAAAAGAAAGATGTAGAAGAAAGTGTTGTTATATCTGTATCAAAAAATAGACCTCCTCAAATTGTTTATGTCAAAGGACGGTGGCGTAGAATAGAATAGGGTGGTGCTGATGAATAGAACAGAATTAAGAGATTTAATATATGAGGAATTAGTTAATAGTTTAAAAATAACTGATGAGGCTTTGCTTTCTCAGGAAAATATTGAAAAAGCAATAGATTTAGCTCTAGAAATCTATTCTAATTATTGTCCGAGGGCAATAGAAGAGACTTTTACAAATTTAGTTAATACGTATGAAATAACTGTTTCTAATCCTATGTATAGTGATAAAGTTATTATATATTATATTTCTGATAATAAAAGATATTTTTTATATGAATTTTCTGTTGACCTTATTCAGAATACAATAATATTTGACAATATTGTAAATTTAGATTCTATTATTGTTAAATATTATACAAAACATGTTTTTACTGATTCAGAAAGTACAATACCTGTACAGCATACATATGCGTTATTTTATTTGTCTTGTCATATTTTATCTAGACAAGCTATTTTTGGAGAAGATTCCTTAGTTTATTTTAATAATGGTATTTTACAATTGCGTTTTGATACAAGTAAGAAAAAAGGTGTAGAAAATACTTATTTAGAGAATTTTTTTGAACTTGTAAGAGCAAAGACAATTAAGGGGGGAATTCTTTGGGGACGTGTTGAAAATTCTGCTTCTAAAATGGAGGATATTTTTGATTTTCCTAATGATGAGTTGAGTTGGTGATTTTATGGGAAAATTTAATTTGAATGAGATATATAATAAAGTTGCATTATATATGGAGAAGTATGGAACAAAAGCAACGATAAAACGAAATATTGCTTCTGTTGATGCTTTTGGTGAACAAAGTGATGTTACTGAATCTATTGTTTATTCTAATGTTCCTATTGTATATAAAAAACGAAGATTGCCCAGTATGCAAGATAATAATAATACTGCATATGAAGTAGCTTATGTTAATGCTATTATAAATTTGCAGGATGGTAATAATTTAGATATAAGTTTACAATTAGGAGATATTTTTGAATTTAATTCAGAAAGGTATGAATTGATTAATTTTGTTAAAACAGAACTAGGTTTTGATATTTTGTTAAAGGTGATTTGAGATGGCACGTAGTGCTCTTTATGCAAAAAAAGTTAGAGTTAAAACTATTTTTGAAAATGGTTCAACTTATGAATTTTTTGATTTTGAGCATGATTATAAAAAAATATCTAAATTATGGTACAATTTTAGATGGACAGATTTTTATCATAGAATAACACAAGCCACCGATAGAACAGTAGTAATAATGAAAAGAGTAGCACCATATAATCCTAAAAGGCGTTCTGGCACACATTTAAGAGATGAAATATATGGTTATGTTACCAAAATTCCAAGAAATAGGGCTTATGATATTAAAGTTACTATTTTTGCAAATAAACATTATGCTGTTTTTTTAGAATTTGGTACAAGTAAAATGTCTCCAAGACCTTTTTTCAGGCGAAGTGTTTTGCAGGGATTTAGTGGTGTTGTTGATAGAAAATTATTAATAAAAGCAATGACTGTTCAACGTTTTGAAAGATATTCTCCTGTGGTTAATAGGAGGCGAATATAGTGATTACAAGTATAAAGAAAGATGTTTTAGCAACTGTTTATAGTTTATTAAAAACAGCTTTTAATTCATATTCAAATGTTGTTGTTGCTTTTGGAGCTTTGGATATTTCTGATTATTCTAAAAATTATATTTGGTTTTCAGAAATTTCAACTGAAACGAATTATTATGACAGAAATTTTGTAGAATTTAGTATTGATGTACATGTTTATAGTAAATCTTTTTCAAAGGCAACTGAATTAGCAGAAATTATTGAACAAGAACTTGATAAAAAGAATTTAGGTTCACATAATATTTTTTCTGTTTTTTTAACTTGTAATTGGTTGATAGAAATATTTGGTTCTGAACAATTATATCATTATGTTTTAACATTTAATTTGCGTAATAAGGAGGTAGAATAATGAGCACCTTAAAAACAACGGAAATTTTAAATGCTTTAAAAACATATTTGTTAACAAAAAATGATACGTTAAAAATTTATTTAGGTACTCCATATAGAGCAACGGGTTCTAATCCTGAAGTTTATTTGTATTCAATAACACATTCAATTTTACCTGTAAATGTTTTAAATACTTATGATACTTTTTCTGTTGTTATTGCTGTTGAAGCAACTATTTCTTCTAAAGAAGAAGAACAAAATTTGTGGAATTTTGCAGATGTGATTGCGGGGTATTTTAAAATAGATGATTTTTGGATTTCATTAAATGATATTATGTTTCATGTTAGAGAAATTGATGTTAAATATTTTAAACAAGAAGGGGACTCTGTTGGATTAATAAATATAGTATTAACATTGTCAAATTACGAATGATAAGGAGGAATGACATATGGGAAATTTTGTAATAGGGGGAGGCTCTAAGGTAATTTTACAGCAAGAAACAGGTACAAAATACGTAGTGCCTTTTACTTCTGAATCTGTAAATCCTAGTGCTGAATTTATAAATTCAAATGCTATTGTAAGTAATAGAGCTAAAGGTATAGGGCAGAAAGGTAATGTTGCAGGAGATGGAAACTTTGATTTTGAGTTTTCACATAAGTATTTACCATACTATTTTTTGGGGGTTTTAGGAGCTAAAGATGCTTCAAAACCTGTAATTTATCCATCCCCAGATTATTTATTTGATTATAATGTTTTTGTAGAACATGGAAGTGCAGCTTCTTTGAGGATGGAAGCAAGAAGGGTGAAATTTAATTCATTAAGAGTTTCTTTTGCTTCTGATGGAGTTATGTCAGGAACGGTTGATTTTGCAGGTTTGAAATATGTTAACGCTTCAGGAACATTAAGCGGAACAACTGCATTTGCTGATTCTGCGAACTTTATTTTTCCTCAGAAGTTGGCTGCAATAAATAAAATAATAACAGAAAGCGATCCTATTGAAACAACTGATTGGGATGCAGGAATTGATATGATTCCTTATTTGAACTCAATAGAGTTTACAATTGCAAATAATTTAAGTACAGATTTGAACAAATTAGATGCTTCAGGAAGAATGGCAGTTACAGGGGGGGAATTTGCTGTTACAGGTACTATTGAAATTGTTTTGGATGATGAAGATACTTTAGGTATAGGAGCTGCTGATATTGGAACAAATTGGAAAGCAATAGCTATAAAAGTTGCAGATTCTAGTGGTTCTACATATCATTATATTGTGTTGAGAAATATTTATTTTACATCTTTAACTCATGATATATCAGATCGTGGTGCTATTACTATTTCGGCTGATTTCCAATGTGTTTATAATGCTTCTGATACGGCAAAGGTTCTTGATGGAACTACTGTTACCGGAGCACAACCTATAGTTGTAGCTTATGATGAAAGTAGCACAATAACATTGCTTACAGTACGAAATACAGTAGATGATGAAGTGCCAACGGGGGATATTGATGGTAGTAATAAAACTTTTACTCTTGCGTACACTCCAATAAAAGAGGGGTCTGTTGTTATAACAGTTAATTCTACTACAATTAAAGATTTGGGTTATGGTGTTTTGTCTGATGGAGGAACAATAAATTATGAAACTGGTGTATTTGTGTTGAATGAAGCTCCTGCGGGAGGTTCAACAGTAACAGTTGATTACATTTACTTTACATAATTAGAAGGGGGTGAATTAATATGAGAAATATAGTTACAGGTGGAGGTTCTAAATTAGCTTTAATATATCAAACCCCCGGAGAATTTGAGAAAGCATTATTGATTCTTGCCCAAGGTGGGAGTGCGTCCGATTACTTTTTTACGTTTGTGCCAGGGGAACAAGCTACAGAAAGTTTTGAAGTAACTGCTGGCGGTAATATTCAATTAAATGATCCGGGTGATGGGTGTCATTTTAAATTTATAGTTGCCTCTAATAGTTCAGACACATCTTCAGACGGAGTTTTGGCTGTTGAGGGTCAAGATTATAGTTTGTATTGGGATAATGTTGCTTCAAAATACATTTTAACTAATTTAGCAAGTACAACAAAGTATTTCTTTGTATATTACACTTTTTGTAATGATGCTTTTGAATTGCCTTTTACTTCTGAGTCTTTAAATCCTTCGGGAGCATTTGTAAATTCAAATTCTTTATCTTCGTCTAGAATTAAAGGAGTTGGAGAGGCTGGAAATAAGGCTGCTGATGGTAATTTTGATACAGAACTTGATTTTATTGCTATTCCTTGGTTATTTTATACAGTCTTAGGAAAAATGGATTTAGCTAAAACAACAACATATAATGTTAAAATTACTCGTTCAAATAGTTTTTTGCCTGTTTTTAATGTTTTTGTAAGTCATGGGGGTTCTCTTAATACTGTTTTTAAAAATTGTAAGGCTAATTCATTAAGATTTTCAATGGCTTCTGATGCTATTGCAGGAATCACATTAGATGTGATAGGCATGCAGTATTTGACGGGTTCATATCCATCTTCTTTATCTAGAGATTTGGGTAGTGTAACTCCATCCTTTATATTTCCAGGAAAGTTTAGTGATACATCATTAATAACAATTAATTATGCTTCAGACGATGTTTCAATTTCAATTGGAGATTATTTATCCTCGTTAGAATTTACAATAAGCAATAATTTAGGTACTGATTTGTATAAAATTGCTGGCGATCAGAGAATTGCTGTGCCAGAAGGAGAATTTGCAATTTCTGGTACTATTGAGTTCTTAATTCCTATAGGAGATGTTGTAGGGGATAATCATGTTCTTGTAAAAGATATTTTCTTGTCATTAGATGTAGGTTCTTTAATTCCAGAGTTATTGTTGATATATACGGCTTTGCCTAAGATATTTAGAATAATAATGAATAATCTTCAGGTTACTGGTGTATCTCATGATATTTCTGATAGAGGAATTTTGAAATTGAGTGTTGATTTTGTTGGATATGATGATGGAGTTAATGAAATGATAACGGTTGAAGCTGATATTAATAGTTCTTCTTTTATTAAACCTTTTGTTCCAACAAGTTCATAATGTAAGTATACATAATTAGGAGGTGTTTCATATGGGAATTTTTGCGACCAAAGAAACCATAACATTGTTCGTAGATGAGGAAGGAAAGATAACACAAGAACCGGTTAGTAATAATTGTTTTGAAGTTCTTAAATCTCTTCCTTATAGTTTGAACGTAGAGTATTCAAAAAAAATGTCTGATTCCATTATTTATGGAAAGGGTAACAGTATAAAATTGAAACCGGGTGCTTTTGAAATTGATAAATGGTTATTGTCAAAAGTAGTTAAGAAGATTATTTATGAAGAAGATGGTGATATTAAAGAAGAACCAAATATAACGCAATTAATATTTGCTAGCATGGATAATCAAATTGTAACTAATTTAGTTAATTATTTAAAGGATATGTATGCTCTTACTCCTGAAAAGAAAGAAGAAACAGAAGAGGAGTTGGATGAGCTGGGGGAATAACTTCCTTATATCTAAAAGGTACAATAAAAAGTTTGAATGACAAGTTGAAATTATATGGTGAAAAAGCATTTTCTGAGAAACGTTTGGTAGAAGTTAAAGAAATTCTTAATAAATATTTTAAATGGTCATCTGTAATTGATACTTGCCTAAGAATGATTGATTCTGAGTTTGGAGATATAAAAATTCTTTTTGTTAGTGGTGGGTTGTATGAGCAACCCACCCCTGATTTGTTTCAATTATTTGTTGTTCAGGATAAGTTTAGAAAATATTTAGCTAGTAAGCAATCCGAATCAAAAAATAAGGATGCTGAACCCGGAAAAGGTAAATTTGCTAGTATAAGAGAAAATAGTATATAAGTATTTGTTTGTTAGGGGGGTTTTTTTATGGAAGCTGCTCCGGGGGTAAATAGTTTAGTTTTAAGTTTATACTTTGAAGCTACACAATTTGGTGCTCAAGTAGAAAACACGTTTAAGAATTTTGCCCAAAAGGCAACTTCTGCCGTAAATAGAGTTCAAGATAGATTTTCAAATATGTGGAATGATTTTACTAATAAAGCTGAACAAGCGGGTAAGAGGGTTTCTCTTATGTTTAGCCGTCTTTCTGGCGGAAGCTTTTTTTCTCATTTATTTCAAGGAATGCGTGATGTATTTTTTGGATTTGAACGATTAGTAAGTTTTATAAGTAAACTCAAATTTTTGTTTACAAATTTAGGTAAACTTATTATAAATGTTATTAAATCCCCCCTAACTTTATTGAAAACTATTACATCAAAAATTAGAGGAGTAATGGAAAGTTTATTTAAGTCTTTTGAATGGATACAATATCAATTATTTATGCAATTTATGAATTTTTGGTTATATTCAAAAATATTCTTTCCTTTATTAGAAACTTTTAAGGATTATAATAAAGAAGTTTATAATACTTCAGCATTAATAGGTGATATATGGAAAGATATTTATGAGGATATTAAAAATGCAAGAGATGTTTTTGAGGATTTTAATAATGTTACATTAAGTTCTTTATTCTCCGGTGAAATGGAAGATTATTTAACTGATTTAGGTCTTATGGTATCAAAAGTTTTTGGAAAAATACCAAAAGATATAGCTAAGGCAATGTATCAATTAGCTTCTGCAACAGTACCTTTTGAAAGAATGCCTGAATTTTTAATCACGGCAGCTAAAGCAGCTACTGCAGGGGTTACTTCCTTAGAAAATGCTGCTAAGGCGGGTATTCAAGCAATATTTGCTTTTGGTGGTGAAATGGACAATTTAACAGAAGTATATGAAGCACAATTTTTGGCAGTAAAATATGGTATTTTAAGATATGAAGATCTTGTTAAAGTTATGGGACGTGTTTATCAACCTGCTGCTTCTCTTGCAAATACTATGAATAATCTTAGAGAAGCTTATGCAACTCTCGCTTTTGCTACTAGGGTAGGTCTTTCTCCTGAAATGGCTGCTTTTGGTATGGCTCGTTTATATGAAGCTTTCTCCAAGCCAACAGTAGTAGCTTCTTTGGAAAAATTAGGGGTAAAAGTATATAGTTTAATGGGAGATTTTAGAGGTTTAGCTGAAATAGTAAAAGACTTATCTGGTAGATTGGTAGGTTTTTCAACTAGAACCCAACAGATGATGTTGTCAAATCTTGGTTTTGATATGAGAGCAATTAGAGTTTTACGTTCTCTTATAAATAATTATACTTCTTATGCTGATCTTTTAGAGCAATATCATAGTGATTTAAGAACTAATATGAAGGAAACATCTCAAGGGGCAAAGCAGACAGCAAATACTTATCAAGAAGCACTTTCAAATGTTGCAAATACAACAAAAAGTAAACTTACTGCAATGGATGAAGCATTTAATAAATTTACAGAATCTATGGCATTTAAATTAGACCAATTATCTGCTGCATGGGAAAGTTTTAAAATATCGATAACAGAAGCTATATCTCCTGTTTTATCTTTTGCTATAGAAGGTCTTTCAAAGTTTTTAGGTTATATTGTAGATTTGTTTGAACGTGGTTCTTTTCAACTTGGCGATTTTAATTTTCAAATAGGTTCATTGGCAAAATCTGTTACTGTTTTTTACCTTTTGTATTCTGTAACAGCAATGCTTTCTGGTTCTTTGGCTAGTTTGATGACTCCTTTAGGAATTGTGCTTTTTTCCTTTGTTAAATTAACAAAGGAAGCAATGACAGTATCAGATACTTTTTTAGCTTTTACTAGCAGGTTTCAGTTATTAGGACAAGTTTTTTATGTTATAGGACAATATGTTAATTTCTTTTTATCTTTGCTTCAAACAGGTGAAGCTCCTGTTTCTGCTTTCTTAAAATTACTTCAGTTTGCTTTTAGAGATTTATATTCTGTATTTTCTCAAAATAAAAGCATAAGAGCTTTTGTACAAACCCTTAAAGATATTTGGAATGTATTAAAAAGCATATTTAATCCTGTAGAAATGAAAAAACTTTTACAAGCTGCTGGTTTTGATTCTTTAATTAATTATATTGCGTATAAATTTGGATTGTTAATTAATAATTTAGGTCAAATAATGAAAGATATTTTTTCTAGTTTATTTGGTATAGAAAGTGCTGAAAATTGGGGTTTGATAGATTTCTTAAATGCACTTGCAGATATATTTGAAAAGTTTTTCAAAAATCTTTTTGCAGGATTATTCAATGTTTCTCCTGAAGAAATGGGAATAGATGAGTTTTTAAGTAAAATTACAGATTTATTATTAAAAGCAGCATCTGGTTTTAAGTCTGGTTTAATAGGTAGATTTATAAATTATATTTCTTCTGCTCTAGGAGCTGTTTTAAAGAATAGCTTGAAATTGTTAATTCCTGATATTGGGTCTTCTTTAATTCTTCCAATTGCAGGTTTTTCAATAACAAAAACCGTTTTGAAAAATTTAATGGCAAAAATGATGGCGGGGTTAGCAGCTGTTAGTTCTGGTGCTTTTTCCATTACATCGATGGGTTTTAAGTTAACAGCTATGATTTTCTTTACTGATTTTATATTTGGAAAAGGGATATCAAATTCATTTTCTAAATTAGCTTTGACTCTTGTAGGTTCAATTCTAGCTATGAGTATTGGAAAATTAATTTTTAGCAAAATAGGTGAAATATTAGTAAAAAGTAAGAGTTCTATTGCAAAAACAATAATGACATTTATTAGTGGAATGTTTGGTAAAACTAAAAAAACCATAAAGCCTTATACGATGAAAGCAAATACTGTAATTATTTTTGCTGAGAATGCTTCTTTAATTTCTTCTGGAACACGGGGTTTTCGTAGTACTAATCTCATGAAAGGATTTTTAAAGGCAGTTAAACAGTCTTTAGGATTAGAAACGGCAACTGGAACAGCTTCAGCAGCTTCAGCTGCAACATCTACTGCTACAGCAGCAAAAGGAATTGTTTCTAAAGGAGCTTTGATTGCTTTAGTTATAGGTGCAGCAGGAGCTTTGGTTGCTGGATTGTTTTTAGGAAGAGAGAAAGAAACAAAAGCTCCTCTTGTAAATCCTCTTGCAGAGCAAGCTAAAACTTATTCTTATGTATCTCCATCCGCTGCTTTTGAAGGTTCTTTATCTTCAGCATATAAGGATTTAAATAATTTTAGTAGTACTCTTTATGGTAATACAAAAGTTTTAAGAGAATCATTTGAAGACACTTCAAAATATTTATATCAATTAAATTCGTCTGCTTCTTTAACTAGTAGAACATTAGAAGACATAACAAATAAGGAAAAAGAAAAGAGTAAATGGATAGATTGGCTTTTAACAGCTTCTGGAATAGGCTTAGTTGCAGGTGGAATATTAATGGCTTCTGGTATAGGAGCACCTGCTGGAGCAGCTATAGCAGCAACTTCTGCGGGCGTTGCCGGTGCGACTGGGGGTATTTCTGTTTCTGCTATTGGAGGTTTATTTACTGGTGCTTCAATTGGTTTAATGGCTCTTTCTTATGAAAGAAAGAAAACATTACAGGCGCAAGATGAAGATTTGTTACGGCAGATAGAAGACTACAGAGAAAGTTACAAAGATTTTTACAGAAATTTTAAGTACAGACTTGTTAGAGCTTTTGAATCTCAAAGTGAATATAAAGCTCAATTTTATAGCTATATAATAGAGTCGTATAAGGAACTTTCAAATACAGAGCAAGACCAAGAACTTGTAGATAATCTTATTGATTTTAGTAAATTATCTTTTACCTATGCTTTTTTGACAAAAAAAGCTAAACCTGCTTTTGTTGCAGGTAAAGAATTTGCAATTTCAAAAACAGAATATACAGATTTTTTGAATAATTATGTAACTAAAGCCATGAAATATTTTGCACCAACAAGAGCAGAAAGTATTGAAGAATCATTAAAAGGTGAAACAGGACTTATAAAAACTCTTTTTAATAAGGGTATATTAAATGACTTCAATTTGCATTATACAAATTTAATTGCAAATTTAGTTAAGACATTATATACATACAGTTCTAGTGTATTAGGGGTGTCTTTAGTAAATAGAGAAGGAGAATTTTTGTATGAAAAAGCTTCTGATTTAAAGGTTACCTTGGAGGGTTTTATTAATCAGTTAAAGAGCGAAGAAACTAAATTAAAGAATAGGGGAGCTGAAGAGGAAGCAAAAGAAATAGGTACTTATATTAATAAATTAGAGGCTTATGGAAATCTTATTTATTCAGATATAGGTAAAAATATTGAGGATGTTACTGTTGGTAGGTTAATGTCATTATCAGATGATATACTTTCTATAATAGGGAGATTTAGACCAAAAGATATAAAATATAAAGTAGATAAAGATTTTTTAGATGCTTTAGAAAATAAAATAAATCAATTTTCTTATGACCAGCAGGATATTATATATAGTTATTTAGTTCAAGCTATAAATACATATGAAGAAGCTCGAATAAATGCCAAAAAAACAGGTGGAAAAGTAGATATTACGTTAGAACAAGCTTTAGATAAGGCATATAATGATATTACTAATTTAGCAGAAAATTATGGGTTATTTAGTTCTACTTTTTTATCTATATCTAAGCAAATTAATTTACACAAAATTGCAAATGATTTGATAGCTTCTTATTTGACTCCTTTATTTGAAGATATTAAAGCATCAGCATTTGAAGGTACAGATTTAGGGGATTTAATTAATAAATATTATGAAGAATTTGATATTGCAGAAGAAAATAGAAATTTAACTAGTTTAATGGATACTATTTTAGAAAAGTTGTCAGGGGCAAGAACATTAAAAGAAACAATAGCTCCTTTAGAGGCTTTGAATGAAATATCTTTACGAATGACTAATTTTGTAGGAGATAATATTAGTGATTTAGAAGATTTGATGAAATTTTTAAAAACTCAGGAAGAAATTAATATTGCATATAAAGCAAGTACAGGTGAAATAACGACTGAAACAGCAAACATATTAAGTGCTATAAATAAGTTTAGAGTTTTTTCAGATGTTGGTGTTGCAGAATATAATGCTATAAAAGATGAATTAAAATTAAAAATGAATAAATTTGAAGAGGAAATAAAAAAAGCTGGAGGAAAAACGGTTGAATTAATTGAAAAATATTCAAATGAAGTTTCTGACTTATTATTAAGAAAAATGCCAAATACAATGCGTTTATTTGCAGAACGTATTTTTGCAGACGCTTCTGCTTCTATAATAAGATCTTTTGTAAGTGATATAGCTACTAAACCTTTGGAAATTTCTGGAATAACTTACTTTAATCCTAGGACTGGGGTTGCTTTTGAAGGGTTGTTTGAAATAGAAGACTCATTTAGAAAAGGAATTGAAACCATAGCACGTGATTGGGGAGCAGATATTCAACAAGCATTCATAACAGCAGGTGGAGAAGTTTCTGATATGTTAAAGGATACAATAGAGTCTAGATTAAAAGAAATAATAGGTGCAAAGCAATATGAATTTGCAGGGGCAACTATTAGAAATACTATAATTAAAATGTTACAAGAAAATGAAGCTTTTAATAATATAACTTATTTAACTGATATATTATGGCAATATAGGGATGTAATTGATACAGAAACACGTAAAAGTATTGAAGATATAGGTGCTGCTGTATATAAGTTAGAAGAAGCAATGCAGGAAACAGATTTTGCTTCTATTTTTAGGGGATTGTTCAATACATCAGATAAATTTAAAGCTGTATTAGATAGAATAACTTTATATGGTGAAAGTGCTGTAGATGCTTTGATTTCTTTTGTTAGTAAATTATCACAAGAATTAGAAAATGCAAAAAGTTCATTAGTAACTTCTATTGGAAGTTTTGATGTTTCGGGTATGATGTTAGACCAAAGTATTTTACAAAGATCTTTTTATGAAATGTTGAAAAATAATGAATATGTTGAGGGCAAATCAGCAAAACAGTTTTTATCTGAAAATATAGATAAAACTACATTGTTTTCTTTATTCCGTATGACTATAAATTCAACATTTGATGTTGTTTTAGATTTAAATGATGAAATAATGAATATTATTTCAGAAGAAACAGCAATACAATTAAAAAAACAAGAAGAAATTAAAGAATCTAATTTAAACACATTAAATACATTAAATGAAAAAGTAAAAACTACACAAACTGAGTACACTAATTATATGAATAAAGCTCTTTCAATTACAGCTCCAAAAGTGGAAGAAACGGGCGCAGCTGCAAAGACTACTATTAGTGTTCCTGAGCTTCCTCCATTGCCAGAATTGCCCGAAGGATTGTCTGCTGAGAAAATACAAGAAAATATAAATAATATTTCTTCTGGTTTATTAAGTTTGCAAGAAATTGGAGAAGAAGTAGATTTAACAATAGCAGAAAGAGAAGCTGAAATGGGGATAACTGACAGAACAATATCTTTAGTTAAAAGTAAGGTTAGAGAACACGTTAACTTAGTAAGTTCTTTAATGGGATTAAGTGTTAGTATTAATAGTATTCTTACTGAAGCAGATTATAAGGGAATTGCTAGTAGAGTTTTAAATGCTGAAGACAGAGTTAATCAAATGAAACAAGAATTAAACTCAATAGATGTAAAGATATTTAATGAGTGGGCTTCTTCAATGGACGGTTTAGCAGCTATTTATGAGAAAGTATATGAAGCTGGATATGCAGGAGTTATTGATTCAATTTTAGCAATAAAAGCTACAAATTATAAAGTAGAACAAATAAAAGAAAAATATCTCAATGAATTGGCTAAGAATGAAGATGTTCTTGAAAGGTCATTATTGGGAGGATATGATGTAGAAGAGTTTTATTCAAAATATTATGATCTTGTAGTAGAAAAGTATGGATCTTGGGGGGAAGTACCTTATTATTTGAAAGATCTTGTTAATACTTTAGCTACTGCTAAAAGTGATTTTGCAAATGCTAAAACATTAGAAGAGACACAAGCTATTGCTACAATAATGAAAGTTTTAGGAGATTTTATAGCAAATATAGCAGGAGCGGTTGAAGGTACAGATAAAACTCTTGGGGGTGAAACATCAAAAATAGTTTCAATAATGGAATCTTATTTTGATTCTGTATACAATTTCTTTATTTCGGTAGGGGAATCTTTAAATACTTTCATTATTGGTTTAAGAGGGCATTTAAGAAGTCCTTTATCAATGCAACAAATTGTTGATAAAGATGCTTTTAATAGCTTTTTTGCAAAGGCATTTCAGGCTGCTTTTGCTGAAGTTAGTGGGGGTAAGTTAATAAAGTCAAATGTTCCTCTTTTAAAGAAAGTTTTTTCAATAGAGTCAACAGAACAAACGTTAGGAAATTTAGACCAAATTTATGAACAATTATATTATTTTAATGAAATATTATTTAAAGAAAGAAAGGATCTTTCTGCTGAAGACAAAAAAATAGCTGATGCTTTTCAAGATTTTATTAATAAATATGGTAGATATGGAGAATTGGACAAATCAAAAATAGACGATTTCTTTTTAGAGTTAAGTACAATTTTAGGTTCAAAGTTAGATTCTTTCTTAGAATTTTTAAGAAAAGGAAAAGTTGATGTAGAAAAAAGCATAGATATAACATTTGAAGAAGATTATAGTTCACTTTTAGATGAAATAAAGCAAAAAGCTGAATTGCAATCTTATATTGATGTATTTAATTTTGTTTTGCCAATACAAGATATTCAAAATTCTTTGGCAGATATTGTATTATATTCATATGAAAAAACAGCTGGTGAAGTTCAGAAAGTAATAGACAACATTAAAATAGAAACAACTGTAGGAAGCAAAAATAAAATTTATAAAAAATTAATTTATGAAGGGGACGAATTAGAAGGCGATGTATTAGAAGCTTTTCAGGAATGGTTTGTTAAAAATCAATTATTATTTGAAACGATTCCAGAAATAGCTAAAATTTATGAAGATGGAATTGTTACTATTGATGAAGTTATTGATTCTTTGTTCTATTTAGTAGATAGGAGCGAAGATATAAAAAAATTAGGATTTGATGTTAAAGATATTGATAATGTGGCTTATGATATAGAGAAACAGATTAAATATATAAGAAAAGCAGGAGTTTTTACTGAGGCAGATTTTGCTCCCCTAAAAGATAAATATAATACTACTTTTAATATTATCAAAGCTACAAAAAAAGATGTTAGGACTTGGGCTATTAATATTGCTTCAAACATAACAAAATGGGTTGTTTCTCAATTATTTATGTTATCAGACATAAGTGCTGATATTAACTCAGCTACAAAAGAAACAAATACAGGTTATGTTTATAGTTTGTCTGATAAGTTAGATAAACAAATGGATACTTTTTTAAGATTAAGAACAGTTGCTTTTAATGAAATAACAGAAGCT